GATACAATTGTCCGGGCCACCTATTGTCTTCTATTTTGAAAACGATAGGTGGCCCGGACATTTGTATCAAAATCGTCTTCTATTTCGAAAACGATAGGTGGCCCGGACATTTGTATCAAAATCGTCTTCTATTTTGAAAACGATAGGTGGCCCGGACATTTGTATCAAAATCGTCTTCTATTTTGAAAACGATAGGTGGCCCGGGCATTTGTATCAAAATCGTCTTCTATTTCGAAAACGATAGGTGGCCCCGGACATTTGTATCAAAATTTCCATTTACACCGTTCTTTTTAGGCTGGGTTCTTACGTTTCAGCCTTGAATACACATCAGGTACCGGTGGCTGTAGTGGCGGTTCTTGTTGTTCAGAGTCTTGTATAATATCCGGGTTTTCATCAAATCGGACCTTATGCTCTGGCGGTGCGGGCGGTGGTGCGGGCTTTCGCATAATCATAATATCATTGGTCGAATACGGCGATTGTCTCGGTGTTTGTTCGGTTGCCGTCGGTGCCGCCGACCGTTTGATTTGCTGCGTGATTTCTGCCAAGTCTCGTTCACGCGACGCAATTCGCTCCGCGATAAGTTTATCCATATCATCGCATATCGGTGAATCTGAACCTGGGTCCAGGCCATCATCTTTCGCGGACACAGACGCGGACGCGGGTGCCGCCGCGCCATTATAATCCAAATGGACCAATTCTACTGCCGGTGCCGGTGCCGGTGCCGGTGCCGGTGCCGATATCGACGATTTCAATCTCAGCGGTGGTTGATGCTGTCTGTCCGAGAAATCGATTTCCGGTGGTTTTTTGACTTCAAAATACGATCTCATTTCATTTTCCTTCTCTCGCATTTTCATTTCAAGTTCTTTACGTTTGTGCGATTGAAAGTCTTCGACATTATATATATCGTGTGATGACTGAAAATGTTGAGGCACAGATGATTGCTCGTGACGGTCTCGGTCGCGGTCGCGGTCGCGATGTGTTTCATGAATACTGCTTTCTTTTATCGCGATTATATCTGCGGTGATTTTCGGAATACCGGTCGCGAGAGATTGAATCGCGATCTTATTCAACTCTGTTAATGAAAATGACATTGTTCGCATACGGTCTATTTCTAGTTTAATTTGTTTCGCAGAATCATAATCCTCGGCTTGAATTGCGGATTGTTTTCGTTGTTCTAATTTTAATATCCGCGCCGCAGGTGCTTCCATTTGTTCGATGGACGCACGGATGGTTTTCGCCGCGTCGTAGTCTTCTTCCGCTATCGCGCGCTCTTTCGCGATATACAACTCTTTCAGGCGCGTGGCGAGGAGGGCGGGAATAGACGCCGAGAGATTGCGGATGATGCGTTCGAATACGTGCTTGACCTCGTCGGTGCTTACGCTTTCGGGGACCGTGTCGAATATCCCTTCTTCGGCCAATATTCCCCAGAGAAGTTGCTTGTTTTCTTGTGATTCGAGAGATGACATCCGGCGGCGGGGGTGGATGCGGATGCGGAGGCGGATGTATTTGAATTATATAAGCGGGGGTGTTTATATAATTTTGTAGAGGGTGGAGATTTACATTTGCGATGGTTTATTTATTAAACAACGAACCAAGTCCACCAGGTAGTTTACCCGCCATATTACTCATGGCTGAACTAGCAACCCCTTTAAGTTGATCAGCAGCTCCAGCCGCCACGGTTGCTCCCGTATTAGATGGTTTCGGATTTTTTTTTTTGGCATCCATCATTTTCGTATAAGAAAGACCAAAATCGACTAATTCTTGGTTCGTGCTTTTTAATACTCTCTTAGTTAAGAAATCATTAATCCAATCTGAAGTTATCTTATCCATAATATTATTAAAATCTTTGGGTCTTAACATTGATTTATCACTACCCGGGATTTCCGTCGCACCGCGAATAGCACCAACCATATTCCCAGCATGCTTTTTTAATATTGATAATCCGCTCGATACTAAAGAATCTCCGGCTATATTTGGTGTGTAAACCGGAATATTTTGTTTATTAGAGTCACCTCCCAATTCATTATAATAAGTTGAATACTGTTGTTTTAAGTTTGTTCCTTGCTCCTTGTTTGGAACAGGATTGCCCCCTTTAGTTAAAGAACCTATTGCAAACGCATATCCAGATTGTTTACATTCTTCTCTTGATATTCCCGGTATTGATAATTTCGGCGTAAAAGGAATTCCCAACACCCCCCCCTTCATCGTCTTATTTCTACGCACTCGGCGCCTCGAACCGCTACGATATCGTGACCGCCGCGTCGCATTCCGATTCCGCGACCTCCGCGTCATATTGTTCGCCATATTTGTATCTAAACGAGTTATACTATACGCACATATTATAATACATCAAATAATAAATGATACGACCGGCCAACAACTCTTCCTCCCTCCTCCGCATTTATACGACCATCCAACGCCCATACACCCCCTCCTTGATACGACCGGCCGACCCCCCTCATCCTTGATACGACCGGCCGTTAGGCCGGGGGCTGGTAGGCGGGCCAACGCCCCTCCTAAAAATCCACATTCGGCGTCGGGACCTTCTCATCCACATTAAAAAACTTGCGTCGGAACCGTTGCATATATTTGTCCGTTAGTTTCTTCTTCTTATCCAGGAAATCGTGGACCGTCATTTTCCCCAGCAGCATATGAATAATCATAAATATCGCAAATACTCCGCATTCCGAGTCGTTTCGCTGATGTGATACATCATTGATATACTCCTTGAATGGAATACCGTTGGCATCGCCTTGTTCTTTCACCATCTTCATAAATGTGCGAATCCGGCGTTGCGGTTTATCGCCCGTACTGTCAAAGAAGAAGATGACTTTCGCGCGCACATCGATAAACATCGAAACCCAGTGCTCCCCCGGTTTATCGTGCGGGTCTGTATTAAATACAATCCCGATTTTCTGTTTGCCGTTTTTCACGTGTTTCATAATATCGAATTTACATAATTCATCCCAAACGCATTGCCCGTCATCGAGGACTTCATCGAAATCGACGGGTGATGGACCGATGAAAAGAAACGACGGGACCGCGTGTTCGTATTGTTTCAGTGAGTTCGCGATATCGATACTCGACAACCACTCATGGATATCCTTCTTCCACGATTTCGGTGCTTGTGGTGCGAATGTATGATGAAGCATCTCGTCATCCATCCCGGAGGATGCGAATTTCTGGCGTAACCAGCACGCCTCCTGGTGGCATACACGGCTCATATTGTTTTTAAGGGCGGTCCATATGGCGCGCGGGTCTGTGTCTTGGATTTTCTGGTCGGGGTGCCGTTTATTCCAGAGTATTTTCAGCTTGTCGAGAGATTTGGATGAATAACAGGAGAAATCCTTGGTTTCATTGATAGTTTCATCTTTGGGCGCACAACTAACGGATTTGAATTTACCGCCGTCTTTGGCGGTGCTGCTGGCGGCGGCGCTGGCGTCTTTCGCATCGGCCTCGGCGATGACTTGTTCCATTCGAATACTAAACTTATACTATTATGTCATAAAAAATTGAACTGTTTATATTCTATTCAATCGTGTGATACATCAGATTCATTTCTCGTTCTTCGTTCTTCGTTCTTCGTTCGTTCGCAATGGTTGTTCGCACTCGCTCTTCTGGTACTTCCGTCGCAGCTCCCGCTGCCGTCGCGACCGTATCCGCCGTCGCTAACGCCGATCGTGCGCCTCGTCGCGCCGCGCGTTTTGCTACCCCATCTTATACCGACGCAAGCATTCGCAGCTATAAAATATATACACCCAAGCGCCGCCCTGTTAGGGGTGTTGTCGCCGAGGAATCAGAACCGGAATTCGGTTTCGAAGAAAGCGCCGCCGAGGCGGCCGAGGCCATGGCCTCGATGAACTACGTGTCCGACGACGCCGTTGCGTCATTTCACCCCCGGTCATGTCTTAACCCGATGCGTCCCGTGACGCGATATATCTACAAATTGAGCGTCTACAATATGTCCCAGACCACCCATTATAATACCAGTTACGTCATGTATAACCGCGATACACGGACGTATCACGTCTACAGTGTCATCTCGACGACGGGTGTCGGTGGTGTGGATGCGACGGCGACGACGGCGACGACGGGAGAAACATTGCCCGCGCCAACCAACACGATTCAAACGCGATACACTACATATATGAGCGCTGATTCGTACATTATGAATGTTGTCATTCCTTGCGACCAGCGCGAATACTGTGTTTTGGCCGATTTCGTCGGTGTCATCATGGACGACAACGAGTTCAAACAATGCGCATTCGGTGAGGATTCGTGTTATTACGACATTGACGAACTCTGGAACAGCAACGACTCAAAAGAAACACTCACCGGTCACAAGATGTTTATTCTCACACCCACCCGCGTATACTACTGGGACGCTGGTGCGGGAGTTGTACCGACGACCGCGATGTATACGGTTGATAATATCAATGCCGCGTTGAATATCATTGCGTCGGTTCAGTAACGCTTCGCTCACCGGCTTCGCTCAGTCGCTTCGCTCATTCATTCGTTCAGTGACGCTTCGCTATTTCGTCATGATAATCGCGTATTTGTGGTAAGTTCGCTGATGACGCTACCGGTGCTGGTTTCATCACAATAAAATCGTCCATTGTTTTTTTACGAATACACATTTTATTCGCAAATGAAATCAATGCTTTATTGTCTTCGATGTATCTCGGTGGCGCGGCCGCGGCGGCGGCGGCGGGTTCTGGTTCTGGTTCTGGTTCGGTGTGTGCGACGGCCACCGGCAATGGCGCTTCCTGAATTCGTTTATCTAATTCTTGTCGTGCGTTGCTTACCGCGTCGGTCTCTTCTAATTCGGGACCGCCTTCGGCGGTGTATTTTTCCTTCTGTATCATCTCCGTTACATCCTTCCACTTCAAATACCGAATACAGCATTTCATATACGCGTGATACGATTCATTTACGTCATTGTCGTCACACTCACTGTCGAACAAATCTCTCGTCATATCGATTATCCGTTCTTTATAATACGTCTGTTCTCTACGAAATATATCTGCGAGTGTCTGTGCGTTGGTCTTCGCTTTCAAATATTTGTCATAATGATTCCGGTTCGACATCACCGATAACGTGAATTCGTCGAATTCATTCCAAGCAGCA